TTGAAATTTCTGTTAGTTGCTTTGCAATATCATCTGCTTGCGCGGTTGTTATCATATTGAACCGTGTAAGCGCAGGCCGTATAGTTTCGTTAAACTGTTGCAATGCTTTTTTGCTGGTGGCTGTGTCTGCAATAACCTGTCGTACTGCGTCGTACACGCCTCGTTGGGCTTCAGGCGATCTTTCAATAATAGGCGCTACTGCCGCCCACCGCGCCATGTCGCCTCTTTCTATTAATTCTCGCACATTACGCATGGCGCTGTGTTGAGCATAGACAAGATCGGCGGCGGCAGCGGCTTTGTTGGTTATGTTACCAACTTCTTTTTCGGCGTTTTGTATCAGTAATTTAGTTTCGTTTTCTAATTGACTTGCCGTACGTTGTCCTTGTGTAACCGTTTTTTCGGCTTGCGTGGTTAAATCTTGGAATTGAACACCGCCGCCCGCGCGTATACCCGACGCGCGTTGTTGTGCTTCTGTTGTTTTTTGAGTTATTTGCGTCCGTAATTTATTTATACCTGCATCTATATTTGCGTTTGTTTTTTCTGCGGCGGCTAAACTGTTTTTATATTGAAGTACTGCATCCCTGACTTCAGGCACGGCGCGTAAGAAGTCTCTGTTGGTTGTCATCCATGATTCTATTTCGCGCGACGTTTGTTTTGGTGCTAACTGATTGGCGGCATAATTTCGAGCTGCGTTAACGGCCACATCGCGTCCCCCTACCATGTCGGCAAGGGCATTAAATTGTGTAGGCGACCTAAAAAAATTAGTTGGTATAGTTGCGGGGTCAGTTAAAAATTGTTCTCTGGCTTTGGGGTCTACGCCCGTAATTTTTTTACCAGATTTTGATACGAAAATTTCTAGCCCAGGACGACTAGCCGCGTAATCGTCCAGAAGTTGCGCCTGTTTTTCACCCGCAAAGTCTTTTTGGACTTTAGACAACATTGGGTAATACTTTTTCAAAGCCGTTTCGCCAATTGCGGCGTACCCTTCTGCGGGTTGACCCCTGAACGCTTCACCTACCATACGTCGGGCGTCATCTATCATTTGATATGACACGGGCGCCTTTGACGGCGCGGCGCGACCGGATAGCTCTAGCTGCGCTTGTTCCAGAACGCTTAGCGGCTTAGATTCTTTACCCGTTATCTGAGTGAGCAGTTTTTGATACCCAGCGGCTACGTCGGGGCTATGCCTACCTGGTTGTAGTTCCGCCCGCAAACTGGCAACTAGCTCTTTATAAGCAGGCATTGAATCAACACGAATACCTTTAGATTCTAGTTTTGTTACATTTTCTAAAACTTCTTCTTGAGTTTTTCTGTATTGAGCGCTTGCGGCAGAGCGTAGGCTAGACTCCCGCGCCGTAGCCGCCGTTCTTAGGTCTGTGCCTATCTGCGTAAGTTCTTGACTCGGATTACCGACGCCCGCAATAGTGGCTTTAGCCTTATTGGTTACATCTGTTTTTAGGCTATTGTTAAATTCAATAGCGCGAGCGCGCGGTATTCCTGATTTTTCAGCCGCATCAAGTTCAGCGCGGGCGGCAGTTTCCGCCGCGTCCAAAGACCTGTATGCCTCATTGTGTAACTGCGCTGATTTAGCGTTCGTTTCTGCTAAAACAGTTCTTGCGCGCGCTGCTATGTCGTCAGCTTGCGCTTTTGCTTGTCGTTGTACAAAACTGGCTTCGCTTTCGCCCGCTTGACGGATCGTAGCTGCGCCTCTTTCCATTTCGCCGCCTACCGTAGCGGCTATTTTTTCCCATTCGGATTTTGGCGCTCCGCGTAATTGCTCAACTAAATTATTTATGTGTTGACGCTCTGCATCTGTAAGCGGTCGCTTTACTTGTGATTGCAGTTGATCGGCTATTTCTTTAGCCGCAACGCGAATTCCTTGTTGTAGAAAAATACCGGGGGCTACATGCCCAAGAACATTTAACGCCAATTTGCCTGTAAGCCGCGCTACATCTGGCCCAACAGCGCCCGCAACAAAACCCGCTGTTTCAGCAGCTAGCGGAGAACCACCTTGCGTTTCTACAACTTTTTTTGCTGTTTCGCCCATTACACCACTAGCAGCGCCAGTTACGGCTCGAAGCGCAGGCCCGGTTGCTTGAGCAGCCCGCCCCATACCAGAAAGAACCGCGCCAACAGGCGCCAATGGAGCAAAACCAGAACTTGTAGCCGCCGCGCCTAAACCACCTAAAATTTGCGGGGCAAAAAGCCCCATTCCCCCGCCAACTAAACCCGATACGCCAATATCTTGTAATACTTGTCCGGATGAAGGCCGCGTTTTTGCGACTGGTTGCATAACCACCGCGCCGCCTGGCAACAGCGCAGTGCCGGGGCCAGCGGGAGGCACTCCCTCTTGCGACGCAGGGCGAGCGCTTGATAAATCAAACCCACTGGATTGTTCGGGGCTGGCAGTAGCAAGGTCGAATGCCATTACTTCACCTCGATAAATTTTGTCTTATCAGGACTTACCCAAGCGCGGTTTCCTTTGGCGTCATTCATAAGCGTCCAGTCAGCGCCCGCACCGGCAGGGCGAGATTGCAGCAATGGAGGTATGATAATTGGCTCAGTAGATAAATTGGCGGCGGCGCGAGCATTTTCTGGTATTTCTGTAACTCGCTTGTTCCATTTTTCTGCCGATTTGACCGCCGCTCGATGCTGAAGTCGAGCCAATTCAGTAATTGTTTCTTTCGTAAGATCAATAGTGCCGCCAGCAACACCTTGCAAGAATTTCAAATCTTTGTCTGTAAAGCCTTGACCGGTACCAAGACCGGCGCCTTTGATAGCGTCTAAAGTGCTTTGACCAGTAGCGGCTATTAACTTTTCAGTATTGCTGATAAGTTGACTATTGTCTGCGCCTGTTACATTTAAAGCACGGGCAATGTTTAGTTTGATGTTAGCAGCGGGGCCGGTAAGTATATTACCTTGCTGCACCAAACCAATTATGCGGTTAGCACTTTCGGCTGACTGTACAGCTTTTTCGGCTATGTTTGCTAAGTCCGTATCCTTTTTAACTTGCGCTTGGGCAGATTGTTTACCGTATTCTATAATAGGCGCAAATTGAGCCTCTATTCTTTGTTCGTTATATTTTCTTTGCAGCACCGGAGTCAGACCTGACGGAGCAACGCCAGCCATCGCATTAACAGGTGCGCCAGCCAGCGCGTTAGGGACTGTTATGTTGACTGGTTTTCCTGCTGCATCTAAAGACATAGCCTGCGCTAACGCTGCTGCTTCTTGCGGCGTGCTTACTACGCCACGTCGTACTAACTCCTGAAACGCCGGAGCTTGCATCATGTCTAGCGGTGGTCTTGCAGTAGGTGTTACTACAGGTTGACCTGCGGGCGCTATTCCCGGCACTAAAGGCGCGGCTCCCGGTTGACCGCCTGCTGGCCTAACAGTATCCGAAGACAGTAATTCAGACACGCCAGTAACAGGGTTAATGGCATACCGAGGAGGCGCCGTTTTGTCCGCAGCAGAACCCGGCACGACTTCTGCCGCGCCGCCCATACCGGGCATAGCAATAATTCTACGTGACCCACCCAAGTCTTGTTGAAAGAACTGAGGCTTGTTCAGCTCCGCAAACTTGGTGGCGCCTAGCGCAGCGTTGCGCTTCCAATTTTCAAATTGAGCCGGGTCGGTTGGTATCCTAGCGATAGCCTGTTCAGCCGTTACGCCCATGCCTTTAAACACAGGGCCAAGATTGGGATCGCTATAAATAGCCGCTGTCCACATACGCGCATCGTCAGGCGTATTGACGCCGGAAAGCGCGTCACGAAAATACTTGGTCTTGTCATCAACCAGTTTCTGTTCAGCAGTTCTTTCAGCACGCCGCGCTTTTTCAATCTCCAGCAACTTTGTGCCATAAGCAAGACCCGTGGGGCCAAACCCTGTGGTCAGTTTATTAAGTGTTGCTGACGAGGTTAAATCCGGGTTGCTTTTTAAAAACTCACGCAGCGCGTTGACTTCGGCCAGCTTCTGTTCATTAGCCGTCAGCTCTTGCTGCGCGGATTTAATTTGGTACATTTTTGCCATCTGGCCGAGCTGGTCGTTCAACTGAATGGGTTTCGGCCCCTGCGCTATCAGCGCGTTTATGTTAGCCATTGCGTCTGCCATAATATGTCCTTATGCTTGTATGGTCGTTTAGCCGCTATTAGCTAAAAATATAGTCATATGCATTGCTGCCACCGCCACCACCACCACCAGTCTGTTGAGGTAACAGTCGGTTCATCAATTGCTGATTTTGATAGTAATTCAGGCCCGTACCAATACCGCCGGTTAGTGCGTTGGACACGCCCATGTAGCCAGACGCGCGTGACGCGCCAGCGGACTGCCCCGCGTTGTAATACAGATTACCCAGGTTGGCGCCCGTCTGCCCCGCCGCGCTAGACAGAGCGCTTGTAGCCGTCTGACCTACACCCGCCAGCGCCGCCAGCCGATTGTAGCCGGTGCCTTCACGCTGCACAGCGGCGTTGTATTGCGTCAAGGCGCGATTATAAGCGTTCTGGTATTCCTGTGATGCCAAGTCCTGCCCGAAGCGTTGCGCGTTCTTAAGCGTGGCCCCGCCTAATAGACCGCCGCGTGCGGCTGCGCTACGCTCCAATGCTTTCATACCCTCAGACATTCGGAAAGCGTAGCCGGGGTCTTGGCCAAGGTCTACTTTGCCGGTGAACGCTGCTGGCATATTACCGTACTGTTCTTGCATTTTTGCCAGCGCATTAATGCCTGCCTCCCGCCACGGCTCTTGCAGCTCAACTTGCCGCTCAAACATTTGACGTTGAACGTCGGCGCTTGTGCTGGCTGCGGATTGAGTAGCGCTGGCGGCTGTGTCAGCCGCTTGGTTTGACGCAATGCCGCTGATGACGGCGCCGCCAATAATTGCCGTTGCTATACCAGACATGATGACTCCTGTGTTTTTAGTTCAATACCCGCTAGAGCAAGCGCTTGACGGTAATTGATGGTAACTTCTGTACCAATACTGCCGCCCTTACACCCTTCAAAATCAATAAGAGCGACTAAATCAATATCGCCATTTGGTTTAGCTACCATTTTAGCGTTGAAGTGACGCGAATGGTTAGTGTACCGACCGGCTTGCGTCCTTTTTCCGTTAATTCTAGCCGCGCAAATAGTATCGCCAGCTTTGACCGGATGAGTTACAAACAGCCCTTTGCCGTCAATTGGCGAATCGGACACCCGCGTAATAGAGCTATCAATCCAAATTTGATCGTCAAGGTTTTCTACTTGTTGACGCACAACTGCCGGGTCAAATCCGCCTTGTTCTATAAGCGTCAAATAATCAATCCTATCAGCAGCACGCGCTGTTTGCTCGGCTGCAAACTTAATTTTGTGGTCAAGACGCCAGTCTTCGCTTTTTTCTATAAAGTACGTTTCAACATCATCGGCGTTTTTAAGGTCAGTAGCGTAAATGTTTTGCCACACCATATCTTCAAGAACATAACCAATTTTGCGTCCGGGCGGGCTTACAAAAATCATTGGCGCAGTTAAAACGCGCGCGGTGCCGTCGTCGTTTATAACCATAACTTTGCCGCGCAACATTAAATTCAAATGCTCGTATTTTTGTTTGTGGCCAATTGCCAACGTGCCGGTCGGCATAAATACTTCGCGGATGCATACGCCGGGGCCAAAATGATGCACCACGGGGCAATCTGCCTGTGGGTATTGCAGCAACTCTTTTTCGGCGTTTTCCATTTGAGCGACAAGCGAAAGCGCTTGACGCCCTGTGGTAACTAAATCGCTCACTATGTGACCTCACGCCCGCTAACCCGCATATTGATAGACGACGCGGTGCCCGCAATGGTGCTTATAAAGTCGCCTGACCCCAGCACTTGCCCAACCAGTTCGGGAAACGTGTAAACCTCGGCAGGCTGGAGCGTTTTGGTCTTGGTGATCAAGTTCTGGTTGCCGGCAGAACCGGACACCGTGACCAGATTGACGCTGATAGTCGCCGCCGTTGCACCGTAATTCGTTGCCGTAAACTTGTCAATAATGGTCGTAACACCAGTAGAGGTGTACTGTGTGGTCTGGCTGTTCTCAACAGTTTTAGCTGGAACGAGGACTTTTACTGAGACAGTCATGGTCTACTCCAATTGCAAAGCGTTGTTCGAGTCGTATTGCGTCATTATCCAATTTGTGCCGTCAGAAACCAAGGTGGCGTTTGCCCCCGCCACGGCTTCAAGAATGGCCGTGGTCGCCGCCCCACCGGCCAGCGGCACGACGTTACTGGACGCTGACACCAGCGTCTGAGCCTGGTAGTTCTGAAAGTACAATACCCGTCCAGTATAGCTGGAAGCCGTCGGCAGTGTGACAGTGCAAGACGAGCCAGACTTGTTGTTGATCAGCCAAGTTTCATTCGCGGCTACCGAAAAGTTGGCGGTCTTGGTTGCCGGAGCGCCGCCCGAACCGGCGATTACAGACGCCGCAGTGACGTTTTTCCAGTACCCCAGCGCTGAGTCATACTGGATCAGGTCGCCGTTGGCAAGCGTGCCGAACTGCACATTGCTGTCAGTGCCGCCCAGCACAGAACCGGGAACAATACGAACGTGAATGGAACCAGAACTTCCCGCCCCGGCGTTAGTGACCTCGCCAATGTAAGTCTTTTGGTTTGGCGCTACAGGTTTGTTTTTGGTAAAACTGCCGACATAGGCAGGGTTGTAGTACAGCGGGTCGCCGTCAGCCCACGTTTCGCCAACGCTGCTGCCGGTAGTATTAAATCCTCGCAGGTCGCCGCTAATCTGAATCAGACCAAAACCATTAAGCGCAATTGTTTCAGCAGCCACGCCAACAATTTGATTGGGGTCAGATAGCGCAAGCGGCGAGGGCGCGGCGGTGATTACACCCGACGCCCCCACCGCGCCGGTGTGGTAGCAGAGCTGGCCCTTGGTGATGGCAGACGATGCCTTTGCGTAAACGTATTCTGCCTCGCCCACACGGATAAGCACGTTGGTTGTTGCTTGCACGCCCATTGTCGTGCCGCCGTCCCAATACATGCTTCCAACAGCAGTCGGAACTGGGGAAGGCGCAACGTTAAACGTCAGCCATGGCACGTTGTCCTGTTGCAGCGCAGCAAGACTGCCAAGGTCGGGCTGGCGTTGAATTTCTACCGCTTGACGCAGCGTATCAATTTGCTGCTGTAGTTCGCCCGTTTCACTTGACGGTATCAGCCCAACAGTCTGTTCCAGATTTCGCAGCATCTGGTCATAAGACGCGATCAGCGACTCAGAACTGGGGCCAAGATCGCCGTCGTCAACCGAAGCAGACGTTCGATACAAGCTCAAAAAGAACATATACCATGCGCGGTCAATCAGCCCTGTGCGCGCGTCAATAAACGGCACACGGGGCGGCGTGATCGGCGTGGGGCTGGCGGATGGGCTAGGCATTGGTCGGGCTGATCAGCAGTTCAGCGCCCATGACAGCCGTTTTTACCGGGTCGGTCATAGACAACTCATACACCCGGTCGCGCAGCTTAAGCGTCATACCGAGCCTGCGGAACCACACGCGGCGATAGAACTCACCGATTTTGCCTGCTTTAGCCCAATGCTCGTTAGACCAAGTGTGACCGCCATCGTCCGACCAGCGCAGCATGACTTCCGGGTCGCTGCCTTGGCCCAGATTTAAGCCAACGCCGGATTCCAGATCGATCTGCATCGCGTGCTGCGCGGTGCGCTTCAGATTGTTCTGCCCCGGCGGCAGCGCTCGCCACGTCCGCAGCCATTTTTGTATCTGGCCGTTGTCGGCGTAGGTGTCCAGGTCAAAAGCGTAGATGTTGCCGTTTTCGTAGTCGCCAACAATGACTTTGTTGTTAAACGCCATTTGACAGTTGCTGCGGTGGCGGGTAAACGCGCCGTTGCTCCACCCAGCCCGCTCATGCCAGGTTTGCGTGGCGACATCGTAAACCCATGTCGTGTTGGCGCTGGGGAAGATCAGCACATAGAAGCTATGGCCGTCCTGCTGGTAAGTGTATGCCAGCGCGTCGGACAGGTTGCCATACTGCTGGATGTGCCACTCCACCGCGTGCGTGCTGATGCGCTGGCCGGTGTAGCCATTGGCACGGTACACCATGCCCTGACCTCTGGCGTCCGCTCCCAGCCAGAACAGCCCGTTGTCCATTTTGGCGATAGAGTAGGGCGCCGCGCAACCTATCTCGTTAAACGCGCCTTGAATGCGCTGAAGCGGGAAGTCGGACGCGCCGGTGTCATACCAGACCTCGACGCTGTTGGTGCCGTAAACCCATACTTCTCGATGGTCAACAATCAGCCCCACCACGCCGTCCGGGCTACCCTCGGCGCTGGCAAAATCAAGCGGGTCTACGCTCGTGCCGTCGAGCAATTGCGTAATCCAGATTTTTTGACTGTTCGGCTCGTTAAAAACAAAGTAGCCATCCAGATAGCCTACGGTCACTGCACCCGGAAAGTCGGGATCAGTAATGGGCGAAAAAACACTGGTGTTGTTATTGTAGATGTAGCCGTTAGGGTTAGCCGCGATAAACAACTGAATACCGTTGTCAGACATGCTGACCGGCCCGGTTCCTGCAACCGTGCCAAGCAGCGTGGCGCTGTAACTGGTGTCAATTTTGTATAGGCTGTTGCCCGACACAACAAACGCATGGTTAACGTCGTTGGAAAACGCCCACAGCCCCCGGATTGGCCCATTGCCAACGGTGGCAAGGTTGAGCAGCCCAGGACACCGCTGAAGGTAAGCGGCTTCCTTGCCTTCTTGCAGCACTTCGGCAAAAAGGTTCACCATGCGCGCGTCGGCGGCGTTAACCGAGCGCGCAACGTAGGTGGAACCGAGGATCGGCGTCTTCATCAGAAATTGTTGGCGTAGATGTTGTAACGCTGACGAGTTGCCACAATCGGGTATGGTATAGCCATCAGGTCGCCCGGATTGTTGACGCGCTTGAGGTTGCGCTTGCTGGTCATCGCAATACGCTGCACTTGCGGCGACGGCTCAACGCCAAACTCCGGCGCCAGTTCCATCGCCAGGTTGTAACGGAAAGCACGCAGGTAGCCGGGCGGGAAATAGATGTCCGTGGCAACGCTGGCAACTTCAGCCAGCGTTTCGACAGAGATGATGTGCCACTCCAGCGCCTTGATAGGCACTGGGTAAATGGTCATCGTCATATCGGGAAAAGAGTTGTTTACCCACAGCACTTGGGGGTACGTTGACGTGACAGTCTTGAACGCAATGCCGTCATACTGCTGCTGATTGATCAGCTTGACGCCAAACGATAGCCCGGATGACGGGTCTTTGAAATACGTAGCGTCATCAATTTCTATCGGACGGTTGCCAACAAAATCGCCAGTCGGGCCAATCGTGCGCGTCATTTCGTATGCAGGCCAAGTGAACACTTGATCCTGCGTGCTATACACCGCCAGCCGTTCAGTATCCCATGACTGAATCATCTGATTCATCGCCATGATAGAGTCTTGCATCGTGGCGGCGGACGGCTCTTCACCCTCGGCCAGCACACCGATCAGGCGCAACGAACCTTTGATGAGTTCACCAGCAGTGGCAGAAGTGGTCATTCTGTAGCCTCTCTAGGACGACGCCCGCGACGGCGCGGTTGCAATTCGTTGACTACCGGCGGTTCAGAGTTGGTTGGGTCAAACTCCTCCCAGCCATTCTGTATATCATACTCGGCCTCCATTTCGGAGATCGCCACTTTTGCGCCGTGCGTGGGGTGTCGTAAGTATATGACTGCCATGATTTAA